ATATTCGTAATGTGAAAAGTTATGAGGTGTACTGAATATGGGAGACCCTCCACTCCCACCCATGAATTTTTGTAAAGAGAGGTGATGGTAATGGCACGAAGAACAAGATTAAAAATCTCAGAAGATGAATTTCTGCAGTATTTATTAGATAACTATGTTGACGGGGGCGGAAACAAAGTTAGCGATAGGCAATTGTGGGGTTCTGAGGAGTTCTTCAAAAAGACAGGATTGTTTAAAAAAGATAAATATTCTAGTAAAATGATATTGGTTTCTATGGGGACTGTGAGCTACTGGAAGAAAAAACTGAATATAGACGAGCATTCTATCTATCATTATCATGCAACGATTACAAAGAGGATATGCGAAACTACATTCGACGAGTGGAGCAGAAAACACAATCTTGGTCATAAGAAAAAAAAGATAGTGACAGACCTATCTAGACGTTCAGATTTGGTAAAAATTCTTAATCTTTCATCTGATTTTAGGGTCTACACAGTGGACATGATAATCAAATATATGAGAGATATATGGAGATTAGCAAACAAAGATGTTGACTATGAAACGAGACTTGTGATGGAAAAATTAGACTCGATTCGGGGTGATGATTAATGGCAGAGAAGAAGCCAGAGGGGTATCATGCACTGACGAGAGAGTCGAAAGAGAGTCTTATAATGATTGTTTTGGATTTGAAGAAGCAAATTATGGACTTGGAAAAAGAAAAACAATCTGCTGTAAGCGAATTTAATCGTGTATCAAGAGCACTAGAAAAAACAAAAACAGACGTTGTCTTGAACAATCAAGACGATGCTTTTGTCAAAAAGATACTTGAATATAAAGCGAGAAAATACGCACCAACAGAGATACAATATAGATTAGATATGCAAGGATATGATACCACAGTTGCTTTAATAGAGAGAATACTTGATTCGGAATGGACTTTAGAAATGGAGGCATTTTTCAAACAGTGTGAGGAAAATTATTTAGAGACAGTGAGTATCAATCCCGCATTATTCAGAGTATCAAATCTGAACAAATTACAGTCGTTGAATGATAACTACGAGAAAATGTTGAAAGAAGATGCTGTAGATGACCCAATTCAGAAGCTAAAAATCATGAAGGATATGCAAGACAATATCAAAAAAATTGAAGAAATTGTAAGAAATGTTCAAGATGAGAGAATACAAACAGGCGAAGACTTGGAAGATATGGCTACAACAGAAGCAAATAGTTGGGAAGAGACGGTTAGTTCGTTTATGAGCTTTGAAGGGCAAGAAATAATTGATATTGAGGAGGTATGAAATGCCACCTATTAGACAGTTATTCGTAGACCCTAAGTCAAATGTTATGTTTGGTAAGATTGGAGATAAACCATTCGAGCCAATTGGATACGATTTTGATAGTGTAGCTAAGCAAGCGAAACCGATGACTCATCCGATTTGGAAAGATTTGATAAGGTTCGTAAAAGATGTATCGAAGGTTCAAGATAAAAAAACTGGTAAAGACGTTGCACAGCCTCTATTTCCGCTACAGTGGAGTATATTGATATTAGCAGTGAGAGCTTTGCTAGAAAAGAACTCAGAAATGTTTTTGTGGGCAATATCGAGACAGGCTGGAAAGTCATTCTTGATAGGAATAATAGTGCCATTTGCGGTGTGCTACATGCCTAAATACGTAGATGTTCCAACAATGAGATACAGTGTTGTGATGGGTTCGTATAAAGACGATGCGGTGAAAGAGTTGTACAAAAAAATAAAACCGAAGATTCAATATGCCGTTGACCACTACAACAAGCACCATAGAGATAAATTGATTACAAAAGAATTAGACCCAAAATCAAGATTGAAAGATAATGTGGATTTAATTGAAATAGACAAGGAATTTGTAGATGGAACAAGGATTTCTTACTCTGAAGTAAGGAATATCACTTGTGGTTCATCTCAAGACGGTCAGAGGGCTGTCTATAAACCTTTTTAAAACTTGGAGTTCCTGAAAAACTACTACACCAAACATACAGTGGCGACATTGTAAGTGGCTCGTATACGAGGTATGGTAATAGTTAGTAGAATTTGGATAATGAGTTACTAATCAACTTACAAAGATAAGTTGCGAGTCCAACGACTAGAGAGAGCTAGAGAGAAATCTTGAAGATAAGCAAAGTTGAAATACTTTGTGAAGCTAGTATCGTAGAGCCTAAGCAAATAACGAGGTTGGCAAACACATGAGATTAGTGTGAAATAAGAGAGTGTTGTAAGTAGCACGGCCATTAAATCGAAACGGAAGGGTGATTATTTTATGAAAATAGAAAAAGTAAAAGAGCTGATTGCGAAGAGTGGGTACGAAGAAGATGAAGTTTATATCGTTGAAAATTGTCATCGAGGAAACATATTTGTCGTAAAAACAAAATGCGGGATAGATTTTATGGATTACGGAGACAGTATGGATGTGAGGTATAAGAAGACTGGTTCGATTAATCCGAAAAATATGTCTACCTTTAGGGAGGAAAAATTAAAAACATACAACCTAACCTCGGAGATAAGAAGATTGGATGACAGAATAACTGTTTTGAAAATAGGAACTGGCAACTATCCAGCGATAACATTCGAATTTGGTAAAAGAATGTTTTCAATATCCTTTCGTCAATTGAAGCAAAGCATAAAAAATGGATTCTACGTTAATACATCATATGATATGTACGATAAATTAGAAGAGCTAGGCATCGACAATATAGAAATATTAAAAGTGTACACGATGAGAAGAAAGAGTAATGAGGCCAAGTATGAACTCTATTTAGATATAATGAACAAACAAACATTGGAGGTTGTTCATAATGTTCAATGGAGGAGAATGTGGGTTGATGGCTACCATTTTAAAAAATCAACAGGGGAAATTGCTGTAGAAAAAACATTAAAAAAACTAGGATTAACATTCGAGAAACAAAAGATGTTCAAAAACTGCAAACTACAATTGCCACTCAGATTTGATTTTTATGTTCCGTCTTTAAACACGTGTATAGAGTATGATGGAGAGTATCATTATAAAGACATAAGAGGTACTCTAGAATATACTCAGATAAGAGATGCTATAAAAAATAAATATTGTGCAGAAAACAATATTGCTCTAATACGAATACCATACTTTGAAAAAGAAAATATTTATAAAATAATAGAAGAGATAGTCTAGAAACTGTACGACAGTTTTGTCAAATATGCGATTTGACTTATATGCAGAGCTTTCTGCTTACTTATTAGTCCTCGATGAGGCTGGTTTAATTGATGCTCAGTTATTCAGAACGTCAATGGCAAACTTTACATCTTCAACAGGAGGAATCACTTGCTTTGCTGGTGTTCCTTGTAGTGATGCTAGCTCGGTGTTCTATTGGGCAAAGGCTAGTAGAGGGGTAAAGACAATGCTGTATCAATTCCCTGATGTTTATAAGCACAGAAAGCTCATATCCGAGCCACTTGCGACGAACTATAAGAACGACTATGATAAAAAAGTAAAAGTTGCTTCTGGTGGAATAAAGAATACAGAGATTCAATGGAACTACTATTTAAACACTGATGATATTGGTGGAAAATTTATGTCGAGAGAAAGACTTGACGATAACAAAGTTTTAGCGAACGAGATAAGAAAACCTATTGGTGGAGAGAATAGATACAAAGTTGCTGGTATTGACGTATCGGCGAGTGGAGACTATAAGGTTATGACGATAGGGGAGACAACGGTGGTTGAATCATTTAATCCTCAAACTAGAGATAAATCAATAGCTTATAATTCTAATGTTTGCGATATAGCGACGTTTAACAAGAATGGAACTACTCAAACAGGAGAAGCTTTTGCCGAAATGTGTGTTAAAAAGTGTATTGAATACGAACTTGATATGGTGGCAATTGACTCCTCTTCTGCGGGTGGTCAGATGTTCACACAATTGTTTAATAAATATATGGCAGAATATGGTGTAGATATAATGGTGCTACCGTATGCTTATAATCAAAACAAATCATTCTTATTCGGTTATTTAGAAAGTTGTCTATACAATGATAGAATCAAGCTTTTAAAAGAGTTCGAGAGTTGGGAGTCTGAGCAATTGGTAGAAGAAATGCTTTATATGCTCAAAAAGCACTTAGAGGGAAAAACTACCGTTCAATACTTCGCTCCACGAGGAGATGGGTTTACAGATGACCACGTTAACTCGCTAGCATTGTTTAATATTTGTGTAAAAGAGATTCAAGATAGGTCTACGGATAAAAGAAAGAGAAGGGCACACGATGGCTCTGGTCATACTTGGGCACTGAGGCTTAGCAGATTCTCGAAAAAAGATACATTTAAAAATTCAACGAAACTAAATTCGGATAAAGACTTAGAAGTATGGGAGGTGTTGTAAATTTGTCAACATACTTAAGTGTACTTGGTGCTTCTAGTGAGAGCGAGTACAATAAATTAACAAAAAGAGATTTGGCGATGCAAATAGTCAACGACATGAGATATGGAAACAGCTACAAACATTACTGTCATAGATTCTTTGAAAACTCTGTATCATCTATGGATGATGCGAATAAGAAGAAATTGTATTTTTCATATGGGTTTATGGATAAAGTGATAAATATGTTTGTATCGTTCTGTCCTGTTTTATCGCACGATATACCAACTGGTAAGAAGAAAGATGCTTACGGTAAAAAAAATAAAGTAATTAAAAAAGTTTTAAACTCTATTAAGTGGAAACAATTAAACAAAGAAATATATGATACTCTTGAGTCGGGTGGAGATGCTTTCTTGCACTTCTATTTCGACAAAAAGAAAGGTAGATTCAATGTGAAGATTTTAAAGTCCGAAAATATGAGAAACATAATCAGAGATGAGTTTAATAACCCAACAACATATATCTACAAAGAAGAAATATCTGAAGAAAATATAGACTACACCACAGGAGAGGTTATCCAAACCTATGCCGATACTGTAACTACTATATATGAAAAAAATAAAGTTTGCATTATTAGAAACTTGAAAGATGAGCAAGGCAATGCTTTAGAAGACAAGGACGGCAAAAAGGTTGTGAAACTTTATGAGGAAAGCGACTCTGAGACGTATAAGGATATGATACCAATTATCCATATTCCTTCATTCAAGAAAGACTCTGATAAGTTCTCAAAGATACCTGCGGGTGAGTATGTAGATGATTGCTTGACGCTAGACCAAATAACGTCTGATATAAGAGGAATTCATAGACAATACGCTTTTCCTAAACTATTCTTAATGGATTCAAAGATAATAGCTGGAGATGGAAGAATTGGTGGAGCAATTAGATTGGAGTCAATTGTACCAGATGATGTTGAAGCTATAGACTGGACGCATCAAGGGAATTTAAATGTTGTGCAAATAAGTAATTCATCAGAGCCTATATTTAGAGAATATGCTACTGTTGTTGACAACCTTTATGACACAGTTGGTTTGACAAATCCCTCACTTATGAGAGAGATTGGTAGTTCTGATAGTTCAAAAATGTACCAACAAGTTAACAGTAGAATGCAAAATAAAATAGAAACTTATATAGATAATATTATCGAAGCCTTTAGGCCGTTTTTCAAAATGATTCTGATGCACGAAGGTGTATATGAAGAGGATTTCGATGATGGATATTCGTTTGCTAGACCAGATAATATAATTAAAAATTCAGCATACGACGACTTATTATACGACCAAATAGCTCTTAACTCTCATGTGACGACTATCCAAGAGTTGATGAAGAGAAAAGGTAAGACAGAAGGGGAAATTCAGCAGATGACACAAGAGATTAACGAAGAGTTCTTCAATGGTGAAAAAGATGCGAGAATAGATAAACCTGTTAAAAAGGCTGTTGCTAGAACAGTGTCGAATGCGAATAATACAAAAATTAGCATATAAGGAGGGGAAAAATGCTGCTAAATGCTTTAAAAAAAAGAAAAGACGGTGTTGATTTAACTGAAGAAGAAATTGCACTATTAAAAGAATATGACGGAGAAGTTGCTATATTTAACTCTATGATAGAGAGAATGAAGATAGAAAAAAGCAACCTTGAAACTGAATCGACAACAAATAATACAGCTGTTGAAGATTTAACTAAAAGAATAGAAACTCTGTCTGCAGATGTACTTGTTGAAAAGAAAGTTGTTGCTGATAAACAGTCGAAAATAGAGAGTCTTGAGAAGATAATATCTGAGTCTGAGTCAATAGCTACCGCTAAGGCCGAAACTGTTAGACTAAACAAAGAAGCTGAAAGATTAGAGTTGGTTAAAAAGCAAGAGGAAGAAAAATCTATAATCTTGGCTGAGACAAAAAAGGCGGAAGATGAGAGAATTGCTTCAATGGAGGCTATGAAACAAGAACTAGAGGCACTTAAACTTGTTAATAAGAAACAACAAGAGGAAAGAGTTTTTATAGACAAGATGTCTAGTTTGAAAAAAGAAAAACCTTATCTAACTGTTCAGATAGAGACTCTTATATCTGACGTTGCAAAGCAATCAATGACTATGGACGTAGCTATAGCTACAATATCATTTGTTGAAAAAACTTTAAACCACGAAGAAGAGATGGAGAAGCACAGAGCTAAAATATCTGGTGGAAGCATTTTAGATAAAGTAAAAGAGGATTTAAAGAAAAGCGAAGATAACGTAGGGAAACCTACAAAGAAAACAGATAGAGAAGATTTGATGGATTTTGCTAAAAAGTACGGAGTGATATAGTAATCACTCCAAGCTTTATAAATAAAAAAGGAGTGTGGAAAATAGTGAGAAGTATTGATTCATTTTTAGACACAGGAATATTCACTCCAATTGGTAAGTACGAACTTGCTGAACAAGCGGACATCGGTGTATTAGTTGGATTCAACGAGAATGGAAAACTAATCAAAGTTGAAGGTCTTGCAGATGCTAGTTTCATAAAACCAGTAGGGGTTGTATCCGAAGGGTCTACAATCACTGTAGCAGATAAAAGATATTTGCCAAACGGTAAAGCTTACAAAGAGATTGGAGACTTCCAAGAACTTTACATGAAGTTCAAGATGTTAAATGTTGAGGACGTGTGGGTTTCTGGAAACGTGGGTGCGGAAGTAAAGGTTTGGAAAATTGAAGATATGGGTAAAGCTGTATTCTTAACAAATGGAAAGCTTGTAGCTGACGTTGCAAACGTTTCAGCTGGGCATAAGTTTGTAAAGGTTGGGGTTCTTGGAGACCCAGCTAGAAAAGAAATTATAGTTTATCTTCTAGAAGAAGTTATGACGAAAGCCGTAGCTAGAAACGTAAAAGGAGGTAAGTAATGGCATTTGAATTTGGAAGAAGTGTTGATTCTTTCTTAGGAAACTCAACTAAAACTCCAATCGGGAAGAAGGTTTTATCTGAAAAGATGAATATTGGAACTCTTGTTGGAATAAATGCTAATGGTGAATTAGTGTCTGCTGAGACAGCAATGACTAGAGTTGTAGGTGTTATCACCGAAGGTTCTGTTGCTACTATTGAAGATGCAAGATATTTACCAAATGGTAAAGCTTACAAAGAAAAAGGCGACTCGCAAGAGTTATACAGAGAGTTTAAATTACTTAATGTTAAAGATTGTCAAATAGGAACAGTAGCAAACACTTTCAAGTGGGAAAAGAAAGACATCGGAATGGATGTTTACCTTGCTGATGGAAAGCTTACTACAGATATAACAACTCTAGCAGTTGGTAAAAAATATCAAAGAATTGGTTTCTTAGGAGACTCAGCTAGAAGAGAAATAGTTGTAATTCTAGATTCTGATATCATAACGAAATAAGGTAGGTGAAATAGTTGAAAATAGTAAGAACAGTAGATTCGTTTTTAAACAATGGAATAAACACTCCTATCGGAATGTATCCAGTTGGAAATGAGAATATCGTTGTTGGAACTTTAGTTGGTTTTGATGCTAATGGATTATTAGTTAGCGTTGAGAAAGTTGAAAACAAAGATTTCAGAGCAGTAGGTGTTATCACTGAAGGTTCTACAACAACAGCTTTAGATGCAAGATATTTACCAAATGGTAAAAACTTCAAAGAAGCTGGGGATTTCCAAAATCTATACAGACAGTTCAAAATAATGGGTGTCGCAAATGTAGAAGGATTAACAGTTGCTAACAAGTGGGAAAAGAAAGACATAGGAACAGTTGTTTATTTAGTAGACGGAAAACTTACAGTTGCAGTGCCAGTTGCTGGAGCTAAGTATCAAAAGATTGGAGTTTTAGGATGTCCATTCAGAAAAGAAATATTATGCGACCTTAGAGAAGGAATTCAAACAAAATAAAAAGGAGTGATAACATGTTAACTGTATTACACGGAAGAACATCGGCAACATTAATCCCTAACTTCAAATATGAAGGAGTAGGAGAGGATATATTAAAATTAATCGAAATAGGAAATGATATTGGTGTTCAATCTCAATACTCATTAAATGCTTTATTATCTCAAATCGAGAGAATGGAAGGAGTGAGAAGAGGAGCTAAATTACCAGTTGAGCACTTCAATGTTTACTTCCAAAAAGGTGGAATCGAATCTGCTTCTGCTGGAATGATGAGCTATATCGAAGAATTCACATTAGAGCATTCAGAGGGATGGAACGTAATGACTTACGATTACTCAATAACTGATATGTACAATGCTGAAAATGAAGGAATCGACTTAAACGGAGATGCTACAAGAAAGACTGCTAGAGCAGTAAATGCTTACCAATCTAACTACTTAGCATTCTCAAGATTATGTGCTTTATTAACAGGTTCAAACAGAAGAAGCACAATACCTACAGAAGCAACTCAAGACTCTGAGTACACAGATGCTTTCGGATTCTTAAATGGAGAAGAGGTTGATGATTTCTTAAAGCCAACAGCTAAAAAAGGAAAGAAATTCCACTACAGAGGAATCAAAGGTGGAACAGTTTCATCTGCTGATATTTTTGATGCTTTCCAATTAATCAGTTCTTACAGAACTTACTCTAATAGAGGAGTTGTAGCATTAGCTTCTAACTCAGTAATTCACGAGATTATTGGAAGTGCTTTAATGGATACAATGAACAAAGATACACACGCATTAGGAGGAATGGATTCTACTATGGTAGCTAGACCATTCGGTGTTAGATGGATTGCTGTTCCAGAACTAGAAGGACATGACTTCATCGTATTCTTAGATGAAGGTAAGAGAGATATTATGTTCAGAAGAGTAGAGGTTGCTGAGAAATTCAGAGGAATCGCTACTATATCTCAAGAAAAGATACCTACTTTCAACTCTTTAGTTGATGTAAAAGGTGCTAAGTTAAGAATATTCCCAGAAGAGTGGTATGTAACTGCTAGAGAATCTGGAGTAATCTTAGACATCAAAAACCAAGCAGATGCAACAGGTAAGATGGCAGAAGCTGGTAAAACTGCTTTAGAAGCACTTGCATTAGCTTGTCAAAAAGCTTTTGACTTCGACAAAGTAGCTGAGTAGTCTTTATAACGAGGGAGAGAGAACATCTCTTCCTCATACTAAAACTTTACAGGAGGGTGTGAATTGAAAACAATACACGATTATGAAAAACAAGCAAAAGAATACTTCGATTATTTAGGAGAAAAAGTTCCAACTGCGGGTGCTCTAACAGGTAGAGAATCAAAAAGAAACTTGGATACAATAATTAACTCATTTATAATGATTGATGTTTTGAATGCTTTAACTGAAAAAGAAGCAGTTGTTTCAAAGCAAACTAAGAAATAATAGGTGGTGTGTTTATGGATAAATCAACAGTTGAATACTGGGAGTGTCAGAAGCAAAAAGCACATGACAAAATAGATGACCTATTGCTTGGTGGTGCATCGGGAGTTAAATCTACTAGGTCGGGAGAAGACGAACTCATTGAGCATAATTTATCAGAGCAAATATCTGCTTTATGGAACTATATTTCTAGATGCGACAAGGAAATAGAGAAGATAAAAGAGAAGACGGATAAAATTGGTATTTTATACATAGAAAGAGACCAAATATACGTACCATAGGGGTGAAAAGTACTATGTTTTTGGACAAACATGCCTTAAAAATGCAAAAACAAAGAGCAATAATTGGACTTACTGCAATAATAATTGATAAAAAGGGAAATAGCTACGAAGTGCCATGTAGTGCAACAAATATTAAAGCGGACGACATTCAAGCGAACCAATATCTTGATAAAAAGTCTATAAAGCTCAAAATACTAGTTGTTGATTTAAAGGAAGCGAAAGCACCAATTACAGCAAGTGCTTATGATGAAATAAAATACAAGATGACTAGGTATAAAGTTGTTGACCACGGAATAATCGGTGGATTCGATGATACTTTATCGTTGTATGGTGTATTGTATGGCTAAGAATGACATCAAGACCTTTATAGCGGACCTAAAGAGAGTCAAGAAAAACGTTTCAATTGTTTGCGACGATGCGATGGATAGAGTTGTGAGAGAGATTCTAACTAGTATAGGAGAAGCAACGGCATACGACACTGGAAAGACAAGGGACGTTATCGCAAAGATTATGAAAGAGCATTTGGGACAGACTGGAGACCCTGTATTTATAAGATATATGACAAGGTACGAGCATTGGAGACGGTCATATGGTGCTAGGAAAGACGATACTTCTTATACGTTTGAAAAAACCACAAATGGAAAATATGCAATCTCGATAATTGGAGACGGATTCTATGGTCAAGCCGAAGGTGGGAAGGTTTCAATTGTCCACCCTAGAGGGACAGATGATGCTATTATGGGCAGGCACGTCGATGTTGTAATGGATAGAGTTAATGCTGGCCAAGACGACTCTGTGAACTTCGTGCTAGACGAAATCATAGATGCTATGGTAGAGGCGATAGAAACTGGAAGATTGACAAAGCCAGATAAAAAGGATGATTTGTATGATTGATTTAGTAAAGAAGACGATAATAAAAAAACTGAAAGATTTAAACCTAAGTGGAATAACGATAATGGATGGAAGTTTACAAAAAGAAGTGGTTCAACAAGAAACTAAAAACGCTTTGTTTGTAGAATCAATAGACTCTGTATCTATCAAAGTCATTGACTTAGAAGAGTATATAGTATTTGGATTAGAAACCATTGTCGATTTTGTGGGAGATATAAGTGGATTTGAACTGCAAGTAGATGGTAAGAACACTGGTTGTATCGTTTCTAGTTATGACCCTATAAACGGAATCATTGTGGTCGACAAAGAAATAACTGAAAAATTGTTCAAGTATGCAACTACGATTTCTCTTGCAGAACTATCGACAGAAGAAGAGATAAACAGAGTCGAGGTATCTGCTGTATCAACAATGGTATCAGCAAAAAATAAAAACATATCTTATAAAACTAGAAGGTATGACATGATGATGTTCGTTCACGATGACGAGAATGGGGATTTAACAAATTACTATGTTGACTCAATTCAAAGTGCACTGAGCAGAGATTTCCCGTTGCTTAATAGTAGCGGACAAGCAACAAAGTGTATTGTATATATATCTGATTCTTGTAGATTTGATATTCTTCAGTACAACAAAACTAACAGGGTTATGAGGGGGACTATCCTTCTTAAGACGATAATAAACTAAACTTTAAAAGGAAGTGATAAACAAATGCCAAACGTATTAGGTGAAAGAAACGAACAATTCGTTGGAAGAACTGGTGGGGAAATCGTAGTTTCAGCTCCAGCAAAAAACTTAACTCAAAAGAAAATGGCTCTTTTAGTAAATTTAATTACAACAAGAGAACCGGCTTCATATTCAATGCAAAACATGTCAACAGGAATGTACGACAAGGTAACTGCAAACACAAATTCTGGTAAAATAGCTGGACAAGTATCAACAAACGAACAGGAACCGTCTGGGGATATATCATTCGGATTCCAAGAAGACTATATCTATATTGGAGAAGCTTTAGGAAACGGTTCAAAGTCTAAACTATTAGCATTATTTAATGGTGAGGGATTCTTAAATGGAGTTGATACTATAGTTCCAGTTGGAACAAACGGTACTGTTAAAGAGGTATCTGACCAAGCTAGACCTTATGAGATGAATCAGCCGTGGATGTACTTATTACACAACGAAGGTTCAAAGATTAAGCAAGCTGGAGCTACTGATAAAGTAACTGGTGAGCCTTTAATGAAAAAGAACCCGTTCAGAGATGCTCTAAACAGAGAATACAAAACTATTTGTTGTGAATTCCTTTCAGTTGCTGGAAGCGGAGTTGCTGTAAATAGAATGTTCCCAATATTAGGAAAATCTGCATTAGATTACACTGAAGGAGATATAAACTCATTCTCATTAACAATGGCAAGAGGTTGCGATTTAACTGAGAGAGAGGGATATTACTGGGAAACAGTAGCACCATCTCCTAAGACTGCAACTGTTCTTAGAGAAATGGAAGTAGACTTCGTTTGTGAAGGAACAAATACCCCAGCTAGTGGAAACGTAGGAGATATTGCTGCACATATTGCCGCAGATGGAGCTATTACATTTAAAAAGAAAGATGCTTCTACTTGGGCTGCCGAGAACAGTTTAACAGCTAAATTACAAGCTGGTACAAGAATTCTTTCTAGAAAATTAGGAATGCCTGCTAGAAATGCAACTACAGGAAACGTAATAGTTGTTGTTGGTGGAGATTTAAAGGCTGTAGATTTCAGTTTAGACCCAGCTAAAAAGCAACATTACATAGAAGTATTATTATTTAACAGAGACAGTGGATTATATGAAGCTTATACTACCCCAGATGCGATACCAGTAGCAAGACCAGCTTTGTAGAAGGGTTGTATTCGTATGAAGTTAGTAGAGATGAATCACTGGAAGATACAACCTTGAATTATATAGGTGATTACATTTAGCAAAATTAAGAGACTCATTAAATTGAGTCTCTGCCAATAATAGGAGGGATTTTTATGGCAAAATACAATTTAAACAAAATAAAAAAAATATCGCAAGAGGCAAGCAAACCAGTTGTTTTAAATCTAGGTAAATTCTTAGGAGAAACAATGGAAGGAATAACTTTGCCGTTTAGGATTAGAACATATGAGGAAACATTAAAACTTAAGAACAAATACAAGCTAGAGTCTGGGTTGGCAACTCTGAAATACGTTGAGTTCAGCAAGGCTGACAAGAACCTAAGAGAATTTTATGAGAAAAGTATTCCGTCTGAGAGAAAGAGTATAAGTAGATTTGTTTATATTTGCGATGCCGTTGCGGATGGTGGTAATCTAGAAATACTTAAATTCAAAGAAAGAATATTAGAAGTGGTTCTAAACGTAGATATGGATTCTGTGTCTGAAAGCGGAAAGACTTTATGGGAAGACTTGGAGATTGAAAAGGAAGATTATGTTTCATTAGTTAATACTTTTAGTAATGTTATTAAATACGAAGAAGAACTGATAGTCCTTGAAGCAATTGTAAATGTTATCAAGTCTGGATTGAGAGATGAAATGCAAATTTTAATCAGAGTTCAAATACAAAATGACTTAAGAAAAATTATGGCAATTGAAGATGAATCTGTGAGAGAGAAAACATTCAAAGACTACCAAGACGGTTTTACAAAAGTTCAGAAAAGTCTAGAGAAAACAGCTAAGTCTGTAGATAAAAAAATAAAGAAAGCGAACGTTTCGGAAGCGAATAATGGTGTTGAGATTTAATGTCTTCTAATGTGGTTGATTTTTTCACTAAGTGCAACATGAAAAGATACTGCGAAACAACGGTTGGAGAAGGGGAGACTAAAATAGTTCTCCCCTTTTGTTTTGATATATCAAGTATAACTATGACTCATGATGATGAAGTGAATTATTTGAGCGAGTATAGAGATGATTTGAGAATCAGAAAGATAAAAAGTAATTTAGCTGACTTTTTAAGAGACGTTGATTTGGAACTATTTTCATTTGATGAAGACGAGAACAAGGATTTCTTAGAAGAATTAGAATCGAAGAATATTAGATTTAAAAAAACAAAAGGGGAATACACACTAGAATCCAGTGAGGACTTATATTCTTTGCTTAATGAAATCGGTTATTCCGAATGCGATTTCGTAAAAATAAACGACTTTGTGATGGATAATCGTAGTGATATGGTAAATAAATTCATAAATGCAATATCTGATGATTTGAAAGTTGGAGATAAAACTGGAAAAGTAACTGAATCGTTTATGACAATGAGAGGAGCTATGGAGCATTCTTCCTCTTGTATTTTTCCCGAAAACATAGGGAAATCTGTATCTGAGTATTCTTGGAGGGAAAATATAGTCAAGAGATTATATTTAGCTAGAAAAGTAGAAGTCGAAGAGTATTACTCTGAAAAAGCAAAGGCTGAAGCCAAAAAAAGATAAAGGTGGTGTTTAAATGGCAAGACAAGTAGATATAGCTGTTAGTTTGTACGACAAACCTGTCATAACGAGTTTAGATAGATTAATAAGTAAAATGGAGCAATTAAACAATGTAAAGGAAAAAATTGCACCTAAGGGAAAAATAAAACTTGATATGGACAATGGTTCTGTTGCAGAGGTTGCTAATGGGCTAAAACAAATATCAGCGGAAATACAAAAAATTCAAAAAGCCACAGCTGGAATAAAAGGCTTTGGAAAAGAGATGAGTGCTGGAACAAAAGAGATTGGTAAGGCGGCAACAGCAGTTGGTAGAACGGCAATAAGTGTTGGCGGAGCAACGAAAAAGATAGGAAAAGCTGTATCTGATGTAAAAAAAGCATCGGATAATCTAAAAGGTGTTGGGAGCGATTTAAAAAAGCCAGCAGATGCGATAAATGGGATGGCAAAAGACTTAATCGGCTTACAATTGGCATTGGATTCTTGTGCTAGAGCATATGCTTTCTTTAGGGATGAATATTTAGGATTAGAAGAGAATGCTTATGGTGTTGGTGTTGCTGCACAAATGACAACTAGAGAGATAGGGAAGCTAAACGATGAATTCATAAACCTATCAAAAGGCACTTCTGTATCTGCGAAGGATTTGGCAAAAGCAACAGATGATTTAATTAGAACGGGTCAAACGTTCGCAGATGCAAAAACTATAATGGCTGAAGTTTCTAAGTTGTCAGTTGCATCGGGAGAATCTCTAAAAGATACATCTGAGGTTGCAACTAAAATAATTGTATCGTTAGGATTAGAAGCTGAGAACACTGGAAAAGCACTAACTGCACTACATTCAGTTGCTATCCAAACAGCATCTTCTATGGGTGGATTAGCTGAGTCATTCAAGCAGTTTGCTGGTACACTAGGGGTATTTGCTAGTACTTCGGGATTAGCTGGAGAGGAACTACAAGACTACAAGCAAGATATTTTAGAACTAGGATTAAGTGCGACGGGAGTATTAAACAACTTAGGTCTATCTGCTGGTACGGCTGGTACGAAGATAAAAATACTATTCTCGAAGTTAGTTTCACTTGAAAATACAGCGACAAAACTATTCAATAAAGACATGCTTGGTGCTTCAGCATATGTTGATGATATGGGAAAAATATCAACATCTTCAACAGGAACTCTTCTTACAGCTGATAAATTGGCGAGTATTGCAACGAAGAATCTGCCACAAGCAATAGAGCTATTGTCTCAACTATACATGAGTGGAAAAATTGGTTTAAAAACACTCCAAAAAATGTTCACGGGAAGACACTTTCCAGATATTGCTGCTGTTTTAAGAGGCGTTGGTGGAGACGTTGAAAGCTTTAACGAGATATATGCACAAGGAATAGATTACCAAGCAGACTATGCTAAACAAACGTATAATATAAACAACCAATTAAAAACACTGAAGAATAACGTTGTATCGCTAGGCGAAGGTGGGTTTGGTTATCTTGGAACATTTATAAACAGTAATGTTTATGCTGCAAATAGATTGATTGAATCAAATAAGTTAAATATGAAAGTGCACACAAGTCTTGCGACATATGTTATTGGACTCGGTGCTCAATATTTAGTGGCATCAAAAGCATTAGGGATGTTAAATATAACGAACGCAAGAGCTATAACTCTCGGAAATGGGTTTTTAACTACACTTACTGGAATTAAAAATGCAACGGTAATTGGAGCAACTCACTTTAAAGCGAGTACAAAACAAATGCTTTCATTCAATAGTAGTACACAGAGTGGTGTCAAGG